GTTTTTTGATGTTGACATGGTTGTACCTGTTCCAGCATCACAGGGGCGTGTCTATGCTAATATTGTAAAGGTGCATGAAAATCTTTCTACTAAAGGACTATTGAAGTGGTATCATAATGCCATTGAAAAATTCAATAGAGACCAAAGAAAAGTTGAAGAGTGCATTTTGAAAATGGAAGCTGAGGACATCTGTTTGTGCTGTCATCTACCGGATTCCTTGTGTGATAAACGGTTGGTTGAGGAAGAAGATTTAGAGGAGAAACTTTGTGTGTGTTGTCACCTTCCAGGTTCATCTTGTGAAAATCTTCGTCCCCAGAGTGGGGATATGGACATGGCTTGTTTGGGTCCTCGAAGTGGAATAGTGTTCATGCGAGAGTGGATAACCGCTATTATTCTTATTTCTGCTTTTCTGTATTACGTGGATTTTCTTTGTATACGGACTCTACACAAGTCTTACCTTAAAATGTGCGCTTTTAAACAGGATTTTGTTAAAAAACGCGAGGAGGTCTTGAATAAAGTCATGACTATTAGTACTCCTGAATTTTGGGCATTGATGGGCGAAAAAGTGAAGAACACTTTTGGCAATTATAAATCTATTTCAGCTTTAGCTTCTGTTGTTGCTGCAGTCTTGGGTGTGTATTATGTAACAAAGAATACGTTGAAGCCCCAGGGTGATTTATCAGAGTCAATTGGTACCCGTCCCACTCCTGAGAAGGATGGGAGAGAAAATGTGTGGTATAACAATGCTATGGAATTAACTAGTGCAAACTTTACACGTGAGAGTAGCTCTTCTAAAAGCATGAGTTTTGATGATTTTAAAAAGAAGATTGCTCAAAATGTTGTTTTTATTGCTACACCTGTTAAGGATAGTAAATTGAGTCGAGTAGGTAAGTTACTGTGTTTAGGTGGTCATGTTTATGTTACAAATAATCATAACCTACCAGACTGTTCCGATCACACGAGTTGCACATTGATTCAATCGAGTCGATTGGGTATAACTTCAAATATTGATGTTGTATTAAGTGAAAGTGATATATATAGAGTACCTGAAAGGGATCTTGCATTTATTACTATCCGAGAATTACCACCAAAGAAGAAAATAACACAATATTTTTTGAGAGAAGCAGATTCAGCAGTCTTTAATGGAGTTTACATTTCCAGACATATTTCTGGTGAAATTAAAACTTATAATGTGAAAAATATTCAAATGGTACGAAAACAAAAATATAAATTTCCAAAGAGTTCAATAGATGCTGATCTAGTTTGTTGGAAAGGTGTCGCTGATGAAGAAACTCTTGATGGTGACTGTGGTGCTCCGATGCTTGTTGAGAGCGAATATGGTTATGCCATTTTGGGTATTCACTTCTTGATTGATATAAGAACTAAATGTGATGTGTTTGCGAATGCTGTGGATGGAGCTTTTATAGATCAAATCTACACGAAATTATCGCATTTCAATATTCAATCTGGTGATATGGATTTGATAAGTTCTGAATCTGTTAAGAGACCTGTAGGTGATCTACATAAAAAATCGGTGTTTAGGTACATAAACGAGGGTAATGCGGAGATATACGGATCTTTTAATGATTTTCGAGGTAAGAGTAAATCGCGGGTTGTTGATACTCCGATGAGCAAAGTTTTACCAAAAACTTATAAAAAGAAATTTACGCAACCTGAGATGATATCATATGAACCTTGGCGTATAGCTGCTTTGGATTTGGTTAAACCCGTGAAATTAAACACGAGTATACTAAATATGTGTATGCAGGGATATGTTAATGATGTTGATCGAGTTTTAGATAAAGATAATTTGAGCATGCTAATGGTTTTGGATGATTTTACAGCTATAAACGGTGCCCAAGTTGCGTATATTGATAAAATTAACCGTAACACAAGTGCAGGTAATCCTTGGAAGAAATCGAAGAAGTATTTTTTAAAATCTATACCTCCCGATCATGGAATGATGGATCCAGTATGTATTTCTTTTAAGGAAATAAATGATCGGATTGATTTAATAATTGAAACGTATCTATCTGGTACAAGATGTAACCCAAATTTCTGTGCACATTTGAAAGATGAACCTGTTACTTTTAAAAAAGCACGCGAAAAGAAGACACGTGTGTTTACTGGAGCTCCATTTGATTGGTGTGTAGTTGTGCGCAAATACCTTCTATCTTTCTGCAGATTGTTACAGAATGAAAGGTTTGCATTTGAAGCTGCTCCCGGTACTGTAGCACAGTCTTTAGAATGGCAGGAGATTTATGATTACCTCTCCATTCATGGTGTAGATAGAATCGTAGCTGGAGATTATAAAGCTTATGATAAAAAAATG